CATAAAATCGTTTATAGCGGAGCAAATCGCCTACAACGCCATCTATAACGCTACCGTGGGATGCCAACGTGTAGACATGATATATGGAACTTCGTACTTCAAGATGCCTTGGTTTGATGACCGCGAACTGCGCGGGCTAACCCGTTCACGCAACCTCAAACGTTTTCGGCATCCGTTCAGGAGATTTTAAAGATGGAAGCGCCCGGACTGACCGATATCTACGCCTTCGGAGAGTGGCTGAAGCGCGAATACAAAGGCGCAGAACGTAAATCCCTCTTCATCCGCCCGGTTCAAGGCGGATTGATCGACGTTCGAGCAGTCGAAGGCAGCGAGACCGGAGAGATACAACGGCCTCCAGACCTCAAGGAGCCGTAATGCATTTCAACTGGCGCAAACTTCGTGATCCACAGTACGAACGCGCCAGTAATACCGCGTGGCGGGCCGAACTTACGGTGTTGGTGCAGGAAGACCCGGAGCTAAAGGAGGAAGGGCGGCGATGCTGCGAAACCAACTTACTCGCACTCTGTTATGTGCTTGGCTATACGCTCATCACGCAGGACGTTCACCACGAAGCCATAGCGTTTTTCCCCGAAAAAGACCCAAACAAAAACGTCGAACAACTGGCAGTCGGAATCAAACGCCGGCGCTCTCTCATCCTCCCCAGAAACACCTACAAAACCACACTCGACTTCGCCAACTGCGTTCAGTACATCATCGTTTATCACATGACGATTGCGATTCTGATTATGTGCGGAGCCAAAGAACTAGCCTTCGACTTCGTAGATCAGGTCTCCAGCTTTTTCTACAAGCCCATGAACCGCCCGCCGACCCTCTTCCAAGCCCTCTACCCTGAATTGTGCATCGAAAAGAAGCCGGATCGAGGCGAATTTACCTGTCCGCTGCGGCAGCGGGAGCCGGAGATAGTCGAACCGCTCATCTGGGGCAATTCGATTGCTTCAAGTACGACGGGATGGCATCCCGACGTGCTGGTTCTGGACGATGTAAACAACAATCGCAACTCGAACGACTTCGAGGCCCGCGTCAAGATCACCAAAGCCTACAAACTCTCCCGCAAAATCCTCAAACCGACGGGAATCGAAATTAAAATTGGAACCCCATACGGAACGGGCGACCTCTTCAACGATGAGGTGCTGACCGCGAGGCCGGGAAGCTATGACCGGCTCTACAAACCCGCCATGCGCTTGCTATCGGGCGAACGTCTCGACCCCAACGGCTTTCCCAACGAGGACGAAATCGAGCTGGCGTTTCCGTCCATCCTCAATTACGAATTTTTGCGCGAGGAGTACGAGGGCAGCTACGAATCGTTTATGTCCCAGTACATGCTGGACACCTTTGGAGCCGCCGAGGTGGTGTTTACCGAGGCCGCGATGCTGGAGGCGATGGTAGACGAAGACCGAGTGCCGATGGAGGGCCGGAGCTTCATCCACTGGAGGCTACCCAGCCGGGAGCTTAAGTGGAAGCTGGCGGCTTGCGCCGTGGGCATCATGCACAACAACCGCATGTTTATAACCGAGATTCAACAGGGCCACTACAAGCCGTCTGTGCTGGCGAGGCTGATTCACGACGTTGCGCGAAAACACAGTCTCCACGAAATCAGTATTGAGGACGCGCCCGGAGCACGAGGGATGCAGCCCCACATCCAGAACTACGCGCTGACGACGGGCTGGGATATCCGCATCTTCTGGATTCCGTTCGAGCATGACGGAGGAGTGAGAGATACCAACATCCGCAGCTCCGAGGCGCTGATAGCCGGAGGACGGCTGAAGTTCTCGAACGCGCTCAAGGTGAAGCAGCTCATGACCGGGTTCCTGCAATACGGCATGACCGACGATCACAGCATCCCGGACGTGGTGACGCACGTAGCCGACAACCTCCCCCAGAGCATCGCCGCCGACAACAGCGACGAGGAGGCCGCGTGGGAGACGATGCGGGAGCGCGACCACTTCAATATGGTTTACGGACGCGGAGCCTACGCGCCACCGGAGCCGGAGCCGGAGGAGATGGACGGCGGGTACGAGGAGCCGGAGCGGACGGTTAACGACCTGGGCCTTGAAATCATCATGCCCGGACTTGAGTAAATAAGGAGGCAACACATGGCGACACGACGCAGACCCAGCAGGAAGAGTGCAGCGATGAAGCGGACGGGCCGCAGCTTGGCTAACGCGGCTGTGGGCGGAAAATCACGCAAGGGCAACCGCCGCAGATCGAAAGGCTAACGGTTACAATCGAAAAGGCGCAGCTAGAAACTTTCCAAGTTGCCGGGGTAAGCACCCCAGCCCTTCCCTGATGTTGCCTCTGGCAACTATCACGTGAAAAGGCCCGGTGCTGAAACACCGGGCCTTTGGAAAGGTGGAACTCCATTGACGATCACTCTAACGATCAAAATGGACAAAGCCACACTAGCAACGCTAACCGCGTTCCTATTGTGGCTGATGTCACCATAGAAACGCAAGCGGCCCTCTTCGGAGGGCCGTTTTATTTGGGAGAAACAAAGGCGAAAGGTTGCGTAAATCCTTATGAGGGTGGATGATGCACAAATGATGAAACGCGCTTAGGCGCAAAATGCAGTTCTGGCGGAAGTGGCAGAGCAGTTATGGCCCGAACCCGTATGGATTCCCAGTCCAAACGTTTGCGTTAGGTGCTTCCCTGATGGCAGCAGCCGCCCCTTTGCGGATGGAGAGCAACCCCGCCTCTCCGGTGAGACCTGCGGATATAACCACGTCGAACGACCCGGCGATCCCGCCGAAGTATACCGACGCCGCCGTTCTCTCCATTGTGGTTCAGGATTACGAACGCTCAAGCGCATGGCTGAATGACCGCCGTTGGCCGCTCCAGTGGACAGAGAGCCAAACCCTCTATCAATCCCCGCGAACGTCTGGAGTCTTCGAGGGCAGTACCGTAGCCCGCTCCAACATTTCAAGGTTTTCCGTAGCCAAACAAACAAATTCACTCGCGCCCGCAATTTCAGGCGCGGTTTTTTCTGACCCGACTCCGTTTGAGATTCGCCCCCGGCCCAGCGCCCACCAGGACACCGCCCGCGCATGGAAAGAGTTGATAGCCGAACTCCTCGAACAATGCAGCTTCAAGCAGGAATCGAGCTATGGGATTCAGGGGATGGTGAACTCCGGGACGGTCATTTTCAAGTACGGATGGGAGACCACAACCACCGTAGAGAGCCACTACCGCCGCAAAGCAGCGCCCGCCGAAATAAATATGCCGCTGGGTAACAGCATGACGGTATTTACCAAGGAATCGGACGAGTTTGAAGCAGTCGACCAGGAGATAACCCGCAACCGCCCCACCTTCGAGAAATGCGATATCGGCCAAGTCTTTGTCGATCCAAAGTGGAACAAACCGAACCAGCTTTGGAAGGCCGGATACATCATTTACAAAGATTACGTCACCTACGACGACCTGCAAAAACTCCGCGATAACCCTGAGTACGATATTCCCCCGGAGGATGTTTTACGCTCCATCTTTACGTCCGACCTGGAGCAGATACAGGCCATCGACCCGATGCAGGATACGATGCAGTCGAATACCAGCATCTTTCAAGCGGCCCTCCCCAATCAAGACCTCTCCGAAGACCCGCTACTGAAACCAATGGAAATTCTGGAGTGGTGGGACAAGACCCAGGTACGCGTAGTCCTCCAGCGCAAATGCGTGATTCGCAATAATAAGCATAAGCTCCCCGACAAACCATTCTTCTCCGCGAACTACTGGGATATCGAAAACAGCGGGTATGGTTTGGGCGTAGGCCGCATCAGTGGAGCCGATCAACGCTGTGAACAAGGGGTACTGAACGCGATAGTTGATATTTTGGCGTTTGCTGTGCAACCTGAATATGCGATTGCGCGGGGAGCGAACGTACCAACGCAAGACCAGAGGCGAAGACTGGGGGGTATCCGCCTTGTGGATGGTGACGACGCCACCCGCGCCGTTGCGCTTGTGCCGCAGCCACAGGTTCCCGCCGACGCTTGGCGAGTCATCCAGTCGGTTATCGGATCGAGCGAAGGCGCAAGCGGAGCCGACCAAGCCTCTGTGCAGGGCAGCTTGCCCGATAGAGGCTCCAGCATAGGCCGCAGCGGAACCGGAGCCGGGATGATATCGGCAGCGTCGAGCGGACGCCTCCAGATGCCCGTGGAACGCTTTATCGACGGGGTTATGATTCCCTTCCTCTCTGCGCTCTGGCAGATGGTGAGAGAACGGATGCCGATATCGGAAATCCGCTCCATTATCGGAGAGCGGGCCGAAGATTTACAGGTGGACTTTGCGGACTTCATGAAGATGAACGTGAAGTTTGACACCCTGGCGGGAAGCCGTCTCGCCGCCCGTGGCCGCATGGCCCAGGCACTTCCCTTCCTGCTTGAAGTATTCGGCAATCAGGCGCTCGTGGCCCAGCTTGGACAAATCGGCTGGAAGGTCAACGCGATGGAACTGGTGAACATGGTTCTCGATATGAGCGAGTGGAAGAACAAGCGCGACCTCATTGTGCAGATGACCCCGCAGGAGCAGCAGTCAATGGCATCGAGCAACCCGGAGGTTATCAAGGCCCAGGCACAGGCCGCGTCCCAGCAGCAGGAACAGCAGTTCCAGATGGCGCTCGAAGACAAGAAGATTGCGGGCCGCATCGCCGCCAAGACCGTAGGCGCCACCCACCAGCAGATGCTCGAATCGCCGTTGGATCGAGCCGCAAGTTTCGCAGAACGTACCGCCGACGAACGGGCCATGCAAGGGAGTCAATTCTATGCACCTGTAGGAAGGTAGAAATGTCAGTTGTGGACTTGTTTGTTCCCATCATTCCGCGTCACATCCGCTTGTTAGAGCGGCTTGTCGAACAGAAGAAAATCGACAAGTTCGGCTGCATCGGCTGGCGCGGTCTCATGGATGAAAACGAGTCTTTCACCATCGACCAGCTCTTTAAGCCGCTCACGGATCGCGGCCTAGTCGAAGACCTGAGAAATTCGGAGCTGGGAGCGCCCGGAATCTACTTCGTCCACATCACCCCACTGGGAGAACACTGCTTAGGGCTGGGGTACATGCTCAAAGCCGCCCGCATCATGAGCGACAACGAGCGGAAGCTTTTAGGCCCAGCCGTCAACGCGCTACAGACGCCCATGCAAACCAGCGAACCGCCCGACGCAACCCAGCGCGTTCGCATCCTCGAAAGCGAGGTGACGCAATGAACGAAACCTTTCTCACCGAAGAAGAAGAAAAAAAATACTACCGGGCCGAAGCGTTGGCGTTTGTCCATACGCATCCAGAGTATTACCCGGATGACGACGAGGCCAACATGAGGGCTTTGTTTGGGGAACTGGTTGCGCGTGAGCTAACCCTTAACCGCGAAAACTTGGCCACGGTCTATCAAGCCCTCAGCGAACAGGGAAAACTCATTCCAAGGCCGAAGGTGACAGTGCAATGAACGAAGCCATCCGCACCGAACGCAGATTCGGAGTGACCGCGCAGCTCCAACCGCTGCAACGTCGCAACATCATGAACCTCAGAAACAGTGAGGCATGGCCGGACGCGCTGGACGTGCTGGAAATGTGCTGTATCGAAATCGAGACGCGGTTAATAAACACACCCGTCGAGAACGAGGCCGCTGTCCTGGCCAACCATAAGTTAGCCAAAGCCGCATGGATCATCTTTATCCAGTTTCAAGAAAAACTTGATGTTGAAATTGCTCTCTTCCTGGCGAGTGTCGCACCTAAATCCGAAGTCCCGGAGCTAACCCCCGACGAACGACTTATCGAGAACATACTCGATCCGACACGGGGAAGCCCGGACTACGAAGAGGAACTAACCTAAAGGAGCAGCACATGGAACCCAAATGGATCAACGATGGCGAACCCGATGAGAACGGAGATATCGTTGCCACGATAGAAAACCCAGGTGGAGGGCGAGTGTCCACTTTCAAGGGTAAATCTGTCCGCGAAGTTGCGGACAAAGTCCTGCAATCGCAGATCGAGGCAACCAAAACAATCAGCCGACTCATGCGCCCGGATTCGGGCCGGAAACCGTTCAAAGCGGAGCGTAAGGAGCTGACCCCGGACGATAAATTTCGACTCGCCGGAGAGATAACCGACCCGAACAAGGTTGTGGATGCCGTGACCGAAATTGTGACCGCGCAGCAGGGCATCGCGCCCGATGTGGCGGGCAAACAAATTGAGGCGATGGATGGCCCCGCCAGCGCCGCTTACTACCAACAAGAGGCCGACTCTTTCCGCAAAGACAACCCGGAGTATTACCCGGACGACAAGAATATCAACATGAAATCCCTCTTCGATGAACTCGAAGCCAAGGGCTGGGACTTCACACGAAACAACCTTTCGATTGTGTTCCAGACCTTATCCGCGCAAGGGAAAATGCTTCCTTGGCCGGAAGGCGACGAAGACGAAGTGGAAGCCGTAACACCCATACGCAAGACCAACGGAACGAGTGAGCCTAATCCTCCCTCTCCTTCGAGTAGACCGCGAAGCATATCGTCGGGGATTCGAGGCTCAGATGCATCAGGCACTCCACCCCCGACACCAAGACCAGCGAAGATCACGCGGGCCGATATCGAAAAAATGCCGCGACGGGAGTGGGAAGAGAAATTGCGTGACCCCGCGTTTCGGAGATTAGTCGATGCTATGGCTTGAGTGACCTTCCCTCTCAAGGGGGAACGTCAAATGCGAAGCTCATCCGTGGCCGCTCAAAGCGGCAGGAAGTTTTTTGAGAAGTTCATCGTTCCGGCGATAGAGTTTATCTGCGCTTTTGGTGGGCAGCTATTCATCTATACCGGACACGTTGGCCGTGTTCATGCCAACGGCGCGTTAGGTGTTGGCGTCTCGCCAGCCTCTAACTTAACCACAAATTTACCTCAGTCTGTTGTCACAACGTATGACAAAATTTTTATAGAAAATCTGAAGGCCGAGACCCCGTGGGCCAGAGCGACAAGCCGCAGACAGATAGAAGAGAATAGCGGCAATCGTCTTGTGCTGTACATGTACCAGAACCTTCCGGCCCCGCCATTGACGCAGGCTCCAGAGGGTACTATTCAAACGGGACTCACAGTTTCCGTTGTACAGAATACCTCTATTATCGGCAATTACGCTGACTATGCCAATATCTCAACGTATGCGCTGCAAACCGCAATCGACCCGGCTCTAGAGGCACTTGGCGTACAGATGAGCTATCGACTGGCTCAGATAATCAACATGATTATCCAGAACACAGTCGATGGCGCAGCCGTCGTTGACCCACTGGTAGACGACCTCTCGAAGACCGGTTCTGACCCGCTGGAGACGGTAGATATCACCGCCGCAGTGCAGTCGTTGGCCAGCGTTAACGCGCTTCCCTTCGAGGCTGGACGCTTCACCGGAGTCATTCATCCGGCAGCAGTTGGCGATTTGCTTGTGGATCAGGCAAATAACGGAATTACGGATGTGCTGAAGCGCACCGCACAGGGCAATGAAATGCTCCGTGAGCTGCCCGCTCCAGACGGCGACGCCGTAACCGTTATCGACTGGGGAGGCGCAAGCTTCCACCAGTCGACACTCGTCCACATGACCCCCAACTATGACGGGACAACCCAGACCGCACTTCGCACCTACATCGTAGGCCGCGACGGTGTTATCGGCATCTCGTTCGGCGCAAGAGAGAACACACAGATTGGAGATGGCGACTGGAGAAACATCCAGGTATGGGTAAGGCGGCTTGCGGAGCCTAGCGGATACGATCCCAGTCGGATGATTGGCGGATTTGCGAGCTATAACACTATGTACACTGCCACTCTGCCGCCAGACCCCGTACAGCGTGTTCGCTTTATGGATGCGGTGAGCGCCATCGCCTAAACGATGGAGGCCGCTCAACGCGACAGGGCTGGGCTTTGCCACCCAGCCCACTCCACCAACCGGAGGGGTTTTATGGAAGCGAATCAAACAGGGATTCGGCCAATTGAAGAACACTCGCCGTCGATGACTTGTGCGAACGGATACGTTCGACGTGCGCAAAAAAATCGTCGAGAGACCCGTCATTCTTCAGCAAATTACATTCACCGCAGCAGGGAACGACATTGCCGTGGATATAACCCTTGCTCGAATCGACACGATCCAGACCAGAGTAACGAATATCCAGACCCGGTACACGGGCAGCTTTACCGTCGGTTCTATATCTCACATAGAAAACGTTTGAAGGCTCTTTCCCGCAGTAAGTACAAGGCATCTTCGACACAAATTTTAACTGAGGGAGTGTGAGATGAAAATCCTTTCCGCGATGCCCCATCGAATTATGAAAGCTGCGCCAAATGCACTCAATGTTGCGCTCACGCGACTTGCATCCACAGGAAGGGCGGCGACCATTGCGAAACTCGTGATAGGTGAGGATTCTTTCGTTACCACACTTACAGCGAACGCGACAGGCGCGGTAGGTGCTAGTTTTACAACTTTTATAAAGGTCATTTTCAAGGACAATCCATCGATCTTTTTTGGTTCCCACTGGAATCAATGGGTATCGAGAAAGGTTGACATGATTGCTAGTAGTCTTAGGACGGCGGTACACGCCTACCTGTGCAGACAGGTTTTTCATTTAGCCCTCCACGGCTAATTGGAATGTGTACCGCCTATTTTATTGCACCCGAAAGGAGTTTGACCAGATGGCGGAACGCATGGATGGAAAGAAGATCAACGACGAGCTGGAACAGCTTCAGCTCGAAGAGACGCGGGAGCGGGTACAGCAGATTCGGCAGAAGCGAGTCAGCCGCCAACGCCGCGTCGATTCGCGGGAGCGATCCCTGGCAGACCAGAGAGTAAGGGCGAAGCTCATGCAAGCCCGCTGCGTCCACCGCAAAGGCGGAAAGGGACTGGAGGGCCGTTTTGTAGGCAGCGACCAGAACTACGCCGTCGTGAAACACACTCTAGCCCACGGGCCGACCATCGTTATCTGCCAACGATGCTTCAAGCTCTGGGAGCCACCCGACCCAGCTTTGAACTCACGCAAAGCGAGTACCGAGGAACGCAAGCTCTACAGGCAGCAGTACGAAGAGTACGCCCAGGCGCTCAACCTTCCCACCGATAACGAACCCAGCGGGACGCAACTCTTCATCATCAGCAAAGAAGAGACAGCGGCCTAACGGCTGATTCAAAAAAATCCAACGCGAGGTTTTAGTCATGGAAGAGAACAATAAAACTCACGCAGCATCGCAGCCGCAGGGAACCAAGACCGTCAACAAGGCGCAGGGCAAAGGCGACGCCCAGGAACACAAACCCGGCGACTTTGGCGACTATCCCGAAGGCGATCCAGAGGCGGGACGCATCGACCCCGAAGAACAGGCTGAGTGCATCACGTCGGAACAAATCCCCATGCGTGACCGCCGCGCTTACCTGTTGCAACAGGCCGAGCGCAACGAACGCGCCAACGATGAAATCAACGCAATTCAGGTTGAGCAGAACAAAGACGTGCAATTCGCTCAGTCGATGCTCCAAGACCCGGATGTGATGCGTGAGAACTCGATGGATCAAGCCATCGCGCAGCTCAAGCAGCATGACCGGGCCACGGTTCTAGCGACACGCGATGACAGAAGGAAGATGCGCCGGGAAGCCCGTCTACGCGGACGCGGTTTCTCGTCATCGGATTACTTCGTGAGCGGAGCAGCCGCACCCGCCTCGTTGTCAGCCGATAAAAAGCAGCCGGAACCAAAGAAGTAAAGGAGTACGGCGATGGGAAACAGCAACATCACCCTTCAGCAAATCGTGGATTCGGTCTCCATCATCGGAGACCTGCAACCTGTTTTAACGTCCACGGGCGGGTTCGCGGATGAACCCGCCCTCACGATTGCTAACGATGTTGTGGGCGAGATGTTCAGCGTTCGCTTCCCCTGGAAGTGGAACCGCATGAAGATTCCGCCCTTCCCATTGACGACACTGCAACAGGATTACGCTTCGATCAACCTTACCAATCTGGGATGGGCCGAGAACGGCAAGCGCGTAGACGTGAACAACACGCAGGTTCCGCAACCGGATTGGCCCCTGGTCGCTGTCCGCGACCTCAAATCGGATTCGGCACAAAGCGCGTGGCCATCGGAATACTGTTGGTTTCCGAACGACCAGCTAGAGCAAGGCGCATGGCCTGGGCCGGGAGTCAAGTACACATGGCCCATCGGAGTCATCGGCCCCGTCGAAAACCCGTTCACCAACATCCTCGATATCTACGGGAACATCCTTGTGCTGACGCAGTGGGGAACCACAGGAGTAACCCCGCCCGCCGCCGTGATGCCCGACCCCAGCGACGCCGACTACGACCCCGACGTTGACACGCTGACCGGGCAGGTTATCGAGGATGGTACATGCGAGTGGACAGTAGCCAACCCGCAAGCGCAAGGCTTCCGTTTCAGCCCGCGTCCGCCCAGTGGCGGCAATGTATGGCTGGCGCGTCTATTCGCGCAGAAGAAGGCTCCCTACTTTATCAACCTGCAACAGAAGCTGGAGCCGATTCCAGACGATAATTCGCAGTGGTTTCGCAAGGGATTTATAGCCTTCGCGCACCGCTACTCCACGAACCCGAACGTCACCCGCCGCTATGCCGCGATGCGCCAGGAGTGGCTGGATGCCGTGATGCAACAGGCGCGGCAGGGAGACCGGGAAGACGAGAGTAAAGGGTTCTTTCCAGACCGAGGCATCGCCGCTCCCGGCTTCGTCAACGATCCGGGGCCGCACCCGTACCGCTGGGGGTGGAGATGAGCGCCACACGCAACCTGCAATCGAGCGTTTTGTTCGCCCTTCCCTTCATCGGCTACCAGCCCGCGAACATAAGCAACAACGAACCCGCGATCACCGCCGCCAACCTCACCAAGCAAACCATCCTTGGCGCACCGTTCAAGTGGGCATGGAACCGCGACACCTTCAGTATCGAGGTAGACGGAACCTCACAGGATTATGTCCTGGAGCTGGCGCAGTTCGGGTTTCTGGAGCAAGCGTGGCTGACCGACACCAAGGGCAAGGTGAAGGAGATTGCGGTTAAAAAAAGCCTCGCCGCCGAAAGCACCATCGCCCGGCCCCAAAGCGTTTCAGTGGTGCAACAGGACGACACCGAAAGCACCATTACGGTTCGCCTCAATACCATCCCGGAACAGGCTTATACGCTCACCTGTTTCTTCCAGAAAGCCCCCATCCTTATGTCCTCTCTGGCTGCGTCGTGGGCGCCTATCCCTGACCACCTTGGATACATCTACGACTGGGGTTTTCTGGGGATGCTGTCGCTCATCACCAAAGATGCCCGGATGCCGATTTTCATGCAGAAGTTCGCCGCCCACCAGCTAGGCGCACAGGACGGATTGACCGCGCTCCAACGCAACATCTTCCTGGGTAACTGGCTGGATGTTGTGACCGCGCAGGAACGCGAACAGCTCGTCACCCAGCAAGGCGTTACATCGAGGCAAACATGAGAGGCCAACATGAGAGCAGGAAGCGGATCATCCGCAGCCGTGGCAATGATTTTGCTACTCGCGTTTGCGTTTGGAATCTGGCTGATTTTCTGGGGTATGGCAGCGAAGTAGGGTTTGATACAATTAAAAGCCGGAGCGGTCTAGTGATGTGGGCCGCCCCGGTGTATGCCTTGCAGCTACTTGTGGAGTATCAGCTTCACAAGCAGCACAACCAGAGCGACGAGAAGGGTAATCTCCTTCTTGCTTATCTGGAAGCTGAGAGCAACCTTCACTCTCATACAGCCACCTCCTTACGACCCTCAAAGTCTCCGCTTTGGGGGTTGGCTGCGTTAAGCGCAACCTGCGCTCATAGAAGCCGTGTTGCGCTTCACAGTGCTTCGCATCCAACATCACGCTTTCAGAGGTGGCATAGCCAGAGTAGCAGGGGGGCCATCTGATGGCCAACCCTCTACAGGCCGCAGGGGCGCTATCCGAGCAGAGCAACTTTGCGCCCCTGCGTACTGAATCCATCTTCACCGGACTGTTTACCAACCGGAGCAAGTTCCGCGACGGAACCACCCAGGCGCTGATGGCGCAGTATTACGGCTCCCGCCTCGACGCCATGATTGACGGCGAAAACGTGGAGATATCGACCCGGCTCACGCTTCGCAGACGGCCCGGACAGAGCGTTTATAACTCGCAAATCTTTCCGCCCATCAAGCGGTTTTATGCCTTCAATACGTTCACCCTGGCGGACGAGGCTATTCGGGTTCTGGCGGACACCACAACAGCCGTATATGACGCAACCGGGCCGAATACCAAGACCGTCATCTGGACAAAATCGGCCGCAGCGCAAGACGGTAAACACCCAACCTTCTTTCAAAGCGTGGGAAACACCCTCTATTTCACCAACGGAATAGACAACAAACAACTCTCTTATCCGTCGATGGCCGTTAGTAACTGGGGCATCGCCGCGCCGACCACCGCCCCCGTAGCGACCCAGAACCCGCGCCCGAACCCTTATCTCAGTTGGAGTCCGAACACGGGCCGCGCCGCGTGGGTTAAGTACTCGTCCGGCCCGTCTTATTACAACTACATCGCCATCGTAGACAGCAATAACAACATTCAAATCTGGGGGCATAACGCCCTCCCCACCGACGCCGCGCTGACCGGAACCCTGGGAACAACCGGAACGTTGCCGTGGGGTACAACATCGGGAGTCACCACCACGGACGGAACGATTCACTGGACGTACTGGGGTTCTAAGGCGTGGGTTTCAGGCTTTGGCTATGGCATCGGAGCGATAGTCTCAGGAACCGCAGGAGGGATAGAACAACTCTTCGTCTCAGTAGCATCGGGAACCGCCAACAACACAGGCAACCCCCCGATATGGCCCGCAGGACTGGGCCAGCAGGTCTCCGATGGAAGCAGCGGCCTTGTATGGCAGAACATCGGCCCCGCCCTGCACTGGACAGATATAGGCATCACCGGGACGAGCGTAGCCGTCACCACAGCGCCCTCTATCGTAGACCCGCATGGATTCCTGCAAACCGTCTTGCGGCAGGGACGCAGCGGCCCCACACAGCCCTCCGTGTGGCCCACTGATATTGCATTTCAGACCACCGACAACACGATTATCTGGATCAACGCAGGGCCGTTTAGTGTGCCGGGACAGTTCCCCGTCACCTATGGCTATGCCTACCAGAACGCCGTTCTCGACGTAAGCAACATGAGTCCGGTATCGAACCCCATCACCGTCATCCAAGGCAATCAGGTTTTGGTCGCGGGCGACAGTTCCACCGATACACAGGTCACAAACGTCATCATTTATCGAACTGTGCAGGGAGGCTCATCCTTCCTCTATCTCGCCACCGTACCCAACACGCCGGGAGTGCGTTGGTCGTATACCGACAACACCCCGGACGCGGGTTTGAACGTTGCGATTCAGGCTCTGGTTAACGGAGAAGGTACACCGCTTCCGGCTGGCGCGACGTGCCTGGAGTTTCACCTTGGCCGCATCTTCGCCGCCGTGGGCAATGTGGTGTATGTATCGAGCGGGCCGGATGCCATCGCCAGCGGATCAAGCGGGATGGCCGGGTTCGATACCACCTTTACGTGCCAATCAAAGATCATTCGCTTTTGGGTGAACGCCGTTGGCATCGCCGTGTTCACGGTACGCGACGCCTACATGATTCTGGGCAGCGCGACACCCTCTGACCCGCTCTACATTCAACGCTGGATCGACAACCTTCCGCTCCTGAGTTACGACGCTTTCGCGGTACATCTGACGACGCCTTACCTGTTCAACGGGAAGCGCATGGTGGGAGCGTTAGACCCCGGAGCCGGAATCATCGAATCGAGTTTTCCGATAGCGGATGTTATAGACGACTTCGACCCGGCGACTTCTTATGTCACCTTCCACGCGGAATCGAGCGCCGAAAACGCGCTCTATATCTCGGACGGCGGAAGTCACTGGTATCGCATGGCCCCGACCTCGCCGCCCGAAGTTGGATTTACATGGAGTCCAC